GAGGTCAGCACGAAACTGTGTCAGCATGGCTGTAAACAGCGCAGGTTGCTGTGCGTGGGTGGCGGCGCTCATGTCAAACTCTCCCTGCATCCAGCACACCGCCAGCAACACATTTTTCGGGTTCTTCTGTAATGCAGCTTTAGTGCGCGCAATCAGGTCCTGATATAACGGTTTACCCACACCCCAGCGTGCCGAATCCTGGCTGGCCCCCGTGTCCGCACTGAATGTCCCCTCCGCGCCCTGGGTGAATGCCGAACCACCACGACAGCATGGTACCAGCAGGATCCCCGCGTTATTCGGGATATACGGAAGCAGTTTTTTGGCAATATGTAAGCCCTGGCCGACACAGCCGTACTGCCCTTTGCTCAGGTCTGCCTTCGGATGATTCAGCGTACTCATATCCTGCACATCATGCAGGCAGTGGTCGGCCGGAATAATATCGTTATATCTGCAGGCAGCCCCACCCGGCGTCACTGTACTGCGGCGCGCCAGCTGTTTAATACGCGGATCCGGAGCATCGTATGAATCCGGCAGCGGAAGCCCTTCACCGTAAGCCATGGCATTGGACTGCCCGGCCAGTACGATGACGTAGTACCACTCCGGCTCAGTTGCACCACTGACGACCACATCACCTTCTGCTGCAATCGCCTGCATCAGGGTATAAGGGGTTATGGCCACCGGACTACCAAACGGCTGCCAGCCCTCTTTCAGTTTATGTGTCAGCTTTTCCGCAAGGTCTGACGGCGACGCCGCCCTGACAACATCATAATGTTTAATCGACATCGAATTTCTCCCGTGTACAGGAACAGAGTTAAAAAGCCGGAACCGGAATCAAATTACAGGATGGCCATCTGCCAGTGGCTGGTCGTAAAAAAAAGGCCACGCCATGCGCAGCCGGAAATAAAGGGATAACGATGATAGTTTGAGAAAAACAGAAACAACACTTTTGTGGCAAAGCATGGTGCCGGGTGCCTCCCGGTGAATTCAGTATCAGCACCTGAATCCGCGATTATCCCATATACCTGGTTGCTGATCGCCCCTCCGCACAGGGGGATTCACCATGCCAGTTTCTTTTAACAAACTCCCCGCAAACCAGACAACAGTCAACCGCCTGAATTGTGAGGTATTTAAAAATTTCAACGGGTAACTGATACCCTGCTAATCGCCTGATGCTTTCTTTTTCAGCAACGGGAAAGCAACAACCACCACACCCACCAGCCGCCCATTTACCACAAATAAAAAAGCCTTCAGGACTGAAGGCGTCTGTAACAACCGAACTGATAGTCTGCCAGACCCGCCATAACCAGCTGGGTCAGTATTAACTGGCAGCGTTCGCGTGAAAGGTAAGTATTCTGCGCAATCTCCCCGACGATCGCCGGTTCGGTGACGCTTAATTCATTAAACACCACTCTGGCGGTTTCGGTCATATCCTGCTGTTTCAGCATGTCTTTTTCCGGTTAACGTGACACACCAATAACTCTTGTCGAAAAAGCCAGCAAGCTGAAAGACCGGTATTCACCGCCGCCAGCGCGTTTACTGTACTGGACCGATTTCAGCCATAAAAAAACCCGCTCGCGGCTGGTTTAAGCTGTGTGGCGTAGTAACCACTCTTAACATACTGACATACTTTTTGCGGACCGCGCTAATAATTTTTTACTTTTTTGGGCAGCCAGTCGTCCATCTCCAGCCTTACACCCAGCATCGACAGACATCCGTCAATAAATCCTTCAGCAATCTGCATCTCAATTCGTATTGCCTTTTCGCTCTTCTTTCTTGTTCTGGCAATCTGCCTTTTTGATATGCGCAGCAGATAATGAGCTACCAGCAGCGAATACTCGTCCGGTTTTTTCTTCTTCAGGCGCGTAAGGCAGTTTTCGATGATAAGGCCGTCATCATCGCTGCAGGCCGGGCGAGGTTTAGCGGTGGATGGTAAAAGGCCTTTAAATCCAGCAGCTATCGGAGAATAGTCCACCCCGGCGTTACCACTTGCCGCCCATGCCCCCCAGCGTTCGAGAACCATCTGAATATCACGCATTATTCGCACTCACCAACCAGATTGAGAATGACCGCTGCACCGTCGTCTTCCATGCATTCACCCTTACCACTTGCCAGAAACCAGCGGCACACCTCCACGGCTTCAGCGCGTGTCACCGGTTTGATGGTTGCCAGCAATTTTTCAAGGTAGCGCTCCCGGTCATATACCGATTCGTGATGCTCAGAGTAACCAAACTCATCGCCCTGTTCTTTAGTTGCAGTGTGGCGAACACTGTAGAGCCAGTCCCAGTAAACGAACTCGCGAACAACATCAGACAGCGTATAAGGCTCAGGCAGCACATCGCGATATCCATCAACAAATGCCCGACGCTGTTCATCAATTTCGTTCATGCGGCTGCCGCCAATGCTTCCGGCTTTTTTCTCTGCCGCAGTCCAGCCCCAGAGATGATCGTTGATAAATTTCTGGGAAGACCTGATGACCCGCTCTGCTTCCACATCTTCGAGCGCTGCTTCATAGCTACCAAACGTAGCCCTGACTGATGCCGCTTTTTTGATGTTCTCCCGGGCGTTCCTGATAACCTGCGCAGGGTTATCCATGCCGATGATGCCGAACGCAACCTGGAAAGGTTCGTAACCATTCGCCAGCAGATAACGCGAATAGCGTTCCTGAGCCTCTTTTGGGGAAATTTTAATTTTCACCAGCGCAGCCTCAGCAGCATCCAGATGTGCGGGTTCGTTCAGACGGATAACCTCCAGCACCCAAAGATAAGCATCAGTCTGCTTATGCCCGGTGATTCTCCGTTGCTCTGGCAGGGGCTTGATGTTTGCGAGGGCGGAGCTGTACGCTGCCGTCGGGATGGTGAATAGTGCTTTATGTTCGTTATTATCAGTACGCATTACGCAACCGCCTTTTTCTTATGGAAAACCAGCTCTCGAACCTGATCACCGTTCATGAGCATATTGTTGAAATCATCGTGATCCGGCCAGTACACGCTCACGCGCTGCAGGTCATTCTTTGCCATCAGATTGGCATGAGCACATTCGCAAGCCGCAGCCAGCCCGGTGGCGCTGTTCTCGTCACGGTCGGCAAAAATAATCAGGTGCAGAACACCAGCTGGTACGCGAAACTTTTTCATAAAGCCGCTGTTAATGGTTGCCCAGGTGTTCACGTTATAAATCTGGTGCGCTGACAGCGCTGTTTCGATGCCTTCGGCGATACCCAGAGTGCTGGCGACAGGAAACATGCGGATAGCTACAGAACGAGCGTGATCCAAATAGTTATCTTCCTGCAGGGATTTGAGGCGCTTTGCACTGCTACCGATATCTGCTTTTTTATCACCATCAAGCAGAGTCTGGTGCAGATAGCACAACTCCCCTTTATCGTCCGTAGCAAGTGAATAAAGAGACTGGAACACACTCCCGTTGTGTCTCTGCCTGGCATTGAACCGGATCGCCTCAGCAGGAAGACTGAATATTCCACGAGAATTAAGATACGCTGCGCCGGATGTACCACGCAGTGCCTCCAGTTTTGAAAACTTGCTCAATACCCGTTTGCGTAAGCTGGTGGCGCTGCTGGTTACCGGGATTTTAACCCGTTGGTAATCATTACCGATCAGGCGGTCTATTTCGGTACAAATCTCGTTAAATGGCTTCGCCTGTGTCAGGGTGACAAGTTTCATACCATCGCCACTACCACATACACAGATCCACGTTCCTGCACCGTCGCGGTCGTCAATTCGGAACTTGCCACGTGCACCGCATACCGGGCATTCACCCTTGAAGTGATTTTTTCCGGTTATCGGCGGCAGACCGAAGTGCTCTAATATTTCAGGCCAGCGGCCTTTCGCTGCATCTGCTGTTTTCATCTTACTGACTCAGACTGTTTATATTTTTCTGGAGTTGGTGCTTTGCCTGCATGATGCGCCAGGCCTCACTGCCTGCCGGTATCTCACGTCGTTCATCACGTTCCTGAGATAAATCAATCGTTGTTTGTGCGTTTTCAGTGACCTTCTGAACCCGCTGGTGGCCTTTGGCAAACCGGATCAGTTTGTGTCTGATGTAGTTATTTACCTCAGGGGTAATTTCCATCGGAAAGTTACTCAGTCCGTCAGGCCACTCACCGAACTTTTCCCGGAAAGTGTGAGCACACCATCCGTCACTGACTGGACGCCCCAGCGAAGCACGCTGGCGCTGATAAAATTTGATCTGACTCCACCAGGACTGTTTCTCTGCCTTCGTCGACTGATGCTGATTTTTACCCAGCTTATTAAGTTTGCGGCTAGTGTCAGTATCAACGTCTTCACCTCGCAGCGGCTTGTGTCCACATTTCGGGCAAACATAGACGCCTGCTGGCTTCATGTAGTGGCATTGAGGGCATTCATGTGGCAGTTTTTCGGCCCGTTCCTCAACTGCCCGGCGCGCGCTTTCCTCCATGCCGTCAGACTTACCGGGAAGCTCGTCGTACTCGATTGAATCCGGATAACCCAAACGGTGCACGGTGCCGCTGTGATCGAAGATAAGGCAGGACTCTTTACCCGGTGCGGTGCGCAGCCCACGCCCGAGAGCCTGCAACCAGCGAATTTCGCTTTTTGTTGGCCTGGCGTAGATGATGCAACGAACGTCACTATCAAAGCCGGCCACCAGAACGCCCACACTAACGATGATTTTCGTTGCACCGGTTTCAAAGCGGTGAATGATGGTCTGGCGCTCATCTACCGGAGTGTCGGCGGTCATTACCTCAGCGTTAACACCCGCCAGGTTAAACTGGATTGTCAGATAATTGGCGTGAGCTACGTTGACGCAGAAAGCGATGGTAGGTAAATCCCGACCATTCTCCAGCCAGTTCTGTACGATGTCGCCCACCAGCGTAGAGCCGCACATGATTTCAGCCAGCTGTGTTTCGTTGTAATCGCGGCCGTACTCAAGCGAAGATGTGGTTTTAACACCTTTCAGATCCGGCTTAGTTGGCGCGTAAAATTCGTATTTACTCAGATCGCCACGCTGGATTAACTCGCCGATGGTGGTCGGCTTAATCAGTCGGTCATAGTATTTGCCCAGGAACGGAGAAAACGGAGTACCCGACAGGCCAATCACCTTTACGCCTTTGCCGCGCAGACGTTCGATATCCTTCAGGATGCGTTTTTTACGCAGGTGCGCTTCGTCGATAATCAGCAGATCGATATTTTCAGGAAAAACACGACGAATAAGCGTGTCAGCGCTGGCAATCTGAATTTTCCGGTCCGGATCGTAGTTCGGGTGATCCGCCCAGATATAACCGATTTCATCTCCAGGTAAACCATACTGCACGAACCGATTAGCCGTCTGACCAATCAGGATGGTGTACGGAACACAGAACAGAACACGCATACCACGGCTGACAAAACCAGCAACTATGAAGGCTGCCAGACCCGTTTTACCGCTACCTGTTGGCGAGTAAACCATGAAGGTGTCGTTTGCCTTCCAGTCACGGCGCAACATGTTTAACGCTCGTTCCTGTGCAAAATTCGGCGTGATCGTCAGCTCCATTGTGCAGCTCCCGTGCTGATGAGATAATAATTTTGTGATGTGGTTTTCATGGATTCCCCCTCACATGGCTGGTGGCCTCCCCAAAGGCTGCCAGCCTCCCTTCTGATTCAGCTCCTCTGAAAAATCACTCTTCCAGGAAGAACCCTTTTCGTTTCTCAGCGCCTGAGCGCTTTGTACTACCTTGCTGATACGGGCGTTTTTTTAAATTGCGCCCTTAAGACAGTGATCTACTTAACCAATGGATCTCTCCTGTTGGAAAAGACCCTATTCCTGCCCCAACACCCAATCCCCCCTTACCCCCCTTACCCTCTTCCCCATAAAAACGTACTACTTCCCTAGTACACATGAGGAGTTGGGTCAGTTGGTTGCCAACCTGAACAGGCACCTTTAAGCCTGCTTCTGTTCGGGTACCTTTAAACCCGAAACAGTGAGGAGCGCGATTGCGATCCAGCCAGGGGAGGTTCGGCTGTATACCCCTGTAAAGCTCTGCCCTGATTTCTTACAAACAGGCGGAGCCTTGTGTTTGCTTCGTGCCTTGCTCTGTTCTCCTTGCGGAATGAAACAGGCTCAGCGTCAAAAGTGATTTCGTATACCTCCGCATATTTCAGGGCAACCTTCCGTCTCAGTGACGGAGGCAGCCCCTGTAACTGCTGCTGAATCCACTCTTCGTCTGCCTGGCAGTACCTAGATGGCATCTCTGTCTGAACGTAATTCTGGGACATACAAGCCCTTCACCTCCCCCGTGCGCGCTAAGCTTGGATGTGGAAAAAGCTCTGATAGGTCTGGCCGAAATTCATACGCTTGGATCTTTCCGTCGACAGCTGCAACCAATAACGGCACAAATTCTGGTGAAATCTTGTTCTTGCAGTTCAACCAATCGCAGACTGTTGACTGGGCCTTTCCGCATCGCTTGGCTAAGGCTTGCTGACTTCCAAGAATCTCAATAGCTTTCTCTATGGCTTTATGTTTCATAATCGCATCTCCTATTGAACGCATAATAACAACAGGAAAAGCGATATTCAACGTTAAACATAGAATATTTATCGGAAAGCCGATAAACTAGCCAAGATAGAGAGGGGAGGAAAATCGCAATGACATTTTCAGAACGACTTGATTTAGCTATGCGCAACGCAAAATTTACGCAAGGTAGGCTGGCCAAAGAAGTGGGTATGGCTCAGTCCAGTGTTAATCAACTACTTAACAAAGCCAACGGTTCCAGAAAAACAGTCGAAATAGCAAAAGTTTTGGGCGTTAACCCGGAATGGCTCGCATCGGGTGTTGGCCCAATGGAAATCGTGACCTCTGCAGACTCACACCAAATACGTAACATTTCTGAAGATTGGGTTACTGATTCGTATGTCGTGGATGTTTTAGACATCAGATATAGTTGCGGACCTGGTAGTTATAACTCTGATTTTCCTGATATTGTCAGATCTATAGCGATAGAACCAGGATACGCATCAAGAGTTTTTGGCGGCAGACCAGCATCAGCAATCAAAGCAATAAACGCCCACGGCGACAGTATGAAAGGCACAATAGACCCTGAAGACTTGGTATTTGTAGATGTATCAGTTCGCACATTTAATGGTGATGGTATATACGCCTTTACATACTCTGGAACATCGCACATCAAAAGACTTCAAAAAATCAAAGATACTCTAACGGTGATATCTGACAACCCAGCTTACAAGGATTGGGCTATCGAACCGGAAGACTTCGAACAACTTCACATTGACGGAAAAGTAATTGTCAGTTGGCCTATGACACTACACCGTTTTGCATAAGCAAAAATCATTTAACCCGCCCACTCTTAAGTGGGCTTTTTTTTGGGAAAAAATCGATAAACCGATTGACAGGTGAAATCGGTAAACCTATTATCTTGACATAGGTATCGAACTCACCAAAGCAATTATAGAGGATGAGAAAAATGTCATCGTATATGGGATTACCAACAAATCAGCACGATGCTCTTGAGAATATTCAGCTCTTAGTAGGGACTGGTGCACTACTGTATAGCAGCAATAACCCTGAGTTAATTGAACTTGCCAGCTCCATCCTGGCTGTAACTCAAAAATATAGCCTCACCGCGTCACGTTTATGCAAACAAAATTTAGCTATTAATTCCCAGAATCGGATTCGCACCCAACGCGAAACCTGCGGCTTAACAACCGCCGAACTCGCTAGGCTGCTCGATCTCGATGAAGAAATTATCATCCAGTGGGAGAGCGGAGAGTACGAACCAACCATCAGCATGCTTATCCCTCTGGCTAATGTTCTTGGCTGTGATCCAATGTTGTTATTGACTGATGCTTATAAACAAAATCAGGAGGAAGCATAAGATGAAAATGTTCAAAGGCCTTACCAACGAACCGGAGACAACTTTTCATCACATTGCCGTACTGCTTGAAGCGGGGTTAATCATTTCGGCTTCCGGTGATGAAGAATGTGATGAACTTTCGGATGATATCTTTTTACTGGCACAACAATACGCCAGAAGCGCATGCGATGCATTTAAGGAGCAAAGAACATGAAAACTCCATTAAATATTCTTGAGGAAGTGGCAGCACAAATAAAAGAGAATACATCAATGCTTGAATTTATATTTAAGAATTCGCCCGACTCAGGAGAGACAGACGATTATTTATGTTGCCTCATTCGCTCCATGAATAAAACCTGTGAAATGGCTTACGCGTATATCGACACACTGCGCAACGAATAAAGAAAACTCAATAAACAATCACCCATAAAAACATAACGGTCTCTGGTCGGGAATTTCCACAACCTGAAAATGGTGGTGATGCATGAAAAACAGAAGTGCTTATAAAACCGCATTATTAATGGCTAATGCAGGATACTGGTCAGTTGCAATACTGTTTCTCAGGAAAGCATACGGGAAATAACAAATGACACATGAACCCATTAATACATATCGTCGCCGTATAGCTGTTGCGGCACTCCATCGAATAAAACGTAAAACAGGTGGTAATCTGCTTATTGTTGACCTTCCTGATGGGAACATTACGACCATAGAAATAACTGAACAGTTTATAAACCAGTTGCTGTTACGCTTCGAAGGTATTACCCGTGGTGAATTGGGCCGGGTGGAGGGTGAAACCGAAATCCACACTGCATACCAGAATGCTATCGGGATTAATCAACATACTGAATACCTGACTGAAACCGGAAAGTTAATTATAGACAACCTTTTTCAAGAGATTATTGATTACGCGAAAGAAAAATATATCAGCGGAGGAATTAACTGATGGCTAATTTATCCCCTGTATCTGTTGTGCACGAAAAAGTGCAGATCGTTATGACAATTGAAAATGGCCAAGTCACAGGTGTCTGCAAAGTCCGCGATGGCGAGCTGATTGCCAGCATGGATACATTCATACGGCTGGCAGAAAGAGCGGGGTATCAGATAACAGCACCTGCTCAGGAGGAAACCGGTGGCATTAACAGCAACACGCATTCCTGAGCGGATCCACCGGCAGGCATTGCAGGTCCTGTTGTTGTACCGATGCCGACGGATATTTCCGCATCGGATACAGCGCACCGGATATCTCAGTCTGAAGGTTAACCGTCGCTGGCGGCTGTTATCGAAAGACGACGGCCGGAACTGGGAAGTAATGAGTCATGAACGTTATTCGGGAGAAATAAAGAAATGATCGACAACCGCACCGCCAGCACCATTGACCAGGCATTACAGAAACATGATACACCCGTCGGCCCGTTATTTTTTGTAACACGCCACGGAAGAACAAAAAAATGCCTCACCCGAAAAACGGCAATTCGTTACCTGGCATTCTTTATGACCACCCGCGCTTTTGAACGTTCAGGATTCCGACAACGCTATCCTGACAAGCGTTTTATCTTCAACAGGAATGAGATATGGAAACGTGGAGAATCAACCACAGAGTATACCCGCGCACACCAGCGAACAATCAGACGACTGCGCAGACTCATCGCCAGGAAACAGTATACAGAAAAATGGTTCAGAAAATATGACACATGGAGCGCCGGATATTACGAACTGATGGCAACAAAACCATTCTGACGTAAACGAAATTAACCATGACGCAATTAAATAAGGCAAGCCGAATACATCAGGAGGACCATGAACATTTATTTCAGAATAGTTATATCACTGGCAATTATCACATGTATTTACGGATTAATCGTTCCGGCCCTCATATCAATGAAGGATACGGTAGCAGTGATTTCTGGCTTTGCTCTGGCGTGTCTGACCCCGCCCTGCATTTATGCCATTTATAAGGGTCTTTCTTTTTCTAAGGATAAAAGATGAAAAAATTACTTTTTGCTTTAGCCCTTGTTCTGCCGACCATTGGCCTTGTCGGTTGCGATCGCGTTGAGCCTGGTAATGTGGGCATCAAAGTAAACAAACTGGGCGACGATAAAGGCGTCGGTGAAGTGGTCGGTGTTGGGCGCTACTGGACGGGATGGAACACTGAGGTTTACATCTTCCCGACCTTTAAGCAGATGAAGACCTACGATGATCCATTCAGTTTCCAGATGAGTGACGGTACAACCATCGGCTATCACATCGGCGTGGCCTACAAAGTTGATCCATCCAAAGTTACCACAGTCTTTCAGACCNGCTTCCTGAAAACTGAAGCGCGCTTTTGAAGGTAACGTCACCACGCGGCGAACGATGGCCTCTTCCAGCCAGCACAGAAACATCTGGCTCGCCTGACGGGATGCGACGAATTTTCGCCGCCCCATAAAGTACGCCCACGACTCGTTCGCACTGGCCCGTGCCGTGGAGTAGCTCATCTGGGCGTAATTCCGGGAAAGCTGCTCATACGAGACACCCAGCCCGGCAGCGATATACCGCAGCAGTGACTGCTCAAACACGGAGTAGCCGTTATCCGTATCCTGAGCCGTCTGCAGGTTCAGTGAGTCACCCGGCATCAGGTGCGGTACTTTTGCGCCTCCCAGCCGGACCGGCGCTGCGGCGTAATACGCGGCAATTTCACCAATCCAGCCGGTCAGCCTTTCCCGCTGCTCCTGACTGTTCGCGCCCAGAATAAAATCCATCGCTGACTGCGTATCCAGCTCACTCTCAATGGTGGCGGCATACATCGCCTTCACAATGGCGCTCTGCAGCTGCGTGTTCTGCAGCGTGTCGAGCATCTTCATCTGCTCCATCACGCTGTAAAACACATTTGCACCGCGAGTCTGCCCGTCCTCCACGGGTTCAAAAACGTGAATGAACGAGGCGCGCCCGCCGGGTAACTCACGGGGTATCCATGTCCATTTCTGCGGCATCCAGCCAGGATACCCGTCCTCGCTGACGTAATATCCCAGCGCCGCACCGCTGTCATTAATCTGCACACCGGCACGGCAGTTCCGGCTGTCGCCGGTATTGTTCGGGTTGCTGATGCGCTTCGGGCTGACCATCCGGAACTGTGTCCGGAAAAGCCGCGACGAACTGGTATCCCAGGTGGCCTGAACGAACAGTTCACCGTTAAAGGCGTGCATGGCCACACCTTCCCGAATCATCATGGTAAACGTGCGTTTTCGCTCAACGTCAATGCAGCAGCAGTCATCCTCGGCAAACTCTTTCCATGCCGCTTCAACCTCGCGGGAAAAGGCACGGGCTTCTTCCTCCCCGATGCCCAGATAGCGCCAGCTTGGGCGATGACTGAGCCGGAAAAAAGACCCGACGATATGATCCTGATGCAGCTGGATGGCGTTGGCGGCATAGCCGTTATTGCGTACCAGATCGTCTGCGCGGGCATTGCCACGGGTAAAGTTGGGCAACAGGGCTGCATCCACACTTTCACTCGGTGGGTTCCACGACCGCAACTGCCCTCCAAATCCGCTGCCACCGCCGTGATAACCGGCATATTCGCGCAGCGATGTCATGCCGTCCGGCCCCAGAAGGGTGGGAATGGTGGGCGTTTTCATACATAAAATCCTGCAGGTCCCCTGCGTCGCTGTGTCATGCCGGTCTGCACTTCCAGCTCTGCAATATATTTTTTCAGGTCAGACACGGAAGTGGCCGTAAACTCCACCCTTCGTCCGTCTTTCTGTACTGTTGCCACCCGTTTACCTGTCATCAGGTCATGCAGTGCCGCACGGGCAGCGGCAAGTTCTTCCTGTCGCGTCATTCATCCTCTCCGGATAAGGCACGGGCGTAATCTGCCAGTGTTTTCTTGTTGGTTGCTGCACCATCCTCTTCCTGCAGGCTCGCCAGCAGCGCACTGAGATCCAGCTGCCAGCGGGAAATACTGATGCGCAGCGCCGCCAGCGCATAAACGAAGCAGTCGAGTGCCTCATTGCGTCGCTTTTTGCTGTCCCACAGTATTTTTTTCCTGCCATCCACCCATTTTTCGACCTGCTCTTCAGCCGTCAGCTGCTGCGCTTCGGTCAGATCAAAAATATCCGGGTTATTCGGGAAGTGAACGGCACCGGGAAGCGGTTCATCCCCTTCCGGCGTCAGTGTGAAGCGGTTATAAATCTGCTCTTTCGCGGTATCCGTACCGATTTCGGTAAGGTAAACCCCGTTTTTGTTTCGCTTACGTGGCATGCTGGCCACCGGCTTTCCGTAGACGGATGCCCCTTTAATGGGGATCACCCGGAACAGCCCATGTTTTTTCGAGCGTTCATACACAATGGTCGGGTCAATCCCGCCAGTATCCCAGCAGATACGGGATATCGACATTTCTGCACCATTCCGGCGGGTATAGGTTTTATTGATGGCCTCATCCACACGCAGCAGCGTCTGTTCATCGTCGTGGCGGCCCATAATAATCTGCCGGTCAATCAGCCAGCTTTCCTCACCCGGCCCCCATCCCCATACGCGCATTTCGTAGCGGTCCAGCTGGGAGTCGATACCGGCGGTCAGGTAAGCCACACGGTCAGGAACGGGCGCTGAATAATGCTCTTTCCGCTCTGCCATCACTTCAGCATCCGGACGTTCGCCAATTTTCGCCTCCCACGTCTCACCGAGCGTGGTGTTTACGAAGGTTTTACGTTTTCCCGTATCCCCTTTCGTTTTCATCCAGTCTTTGACAATCTGCACCCAGGTGGTGAACGGGCTGTACGCTGTCCAGATGTGAAAGGTCACACTGTCAGGTGGCTCAATCTCTTCACCGGATGACGAAAACCAGAGAATGCCATCACGGGTCCAGATCCCGGTCTTTTCGCAGATATAACGGGCATCAGTAAAGTCCAGCTCCTGCTGGCGGATGACGCAGGCATTATGCTCGCAGAGATAAAACACGCTGGAGGGGTCATCCGGCGTCCATTTGAGGCCAAACGGCGTCTCTTTGTCGCCAAATTTAAGATACTGCTCCTCCCCGCAATGCGGGCAGGCAACATGAAAACGCATAAAATGCGGGGATTCACTGGCTGCACGCTCAATCTGACAGGTGCCTCTCACTTTTGGCGTGGAGCCACGGATGGACTTTGGCCAGACCGAGCCTTCAATACGCTTGTCACCCAGGAACGTCGGAGAGCCTTCCTGTTCAATATCATCATCAAAAGCAGCAAGTTCATCATAACCCGCCACATCCACCGACTTTTCACGGTAGTTTTTTGCCGCTTTACCGCCCAGGCACCAGAAGCCACGCCCATTAGTGAAACGCTTCATGGTGAGCGTGTTATCCCGGTGCTTTTTGCCATACCACGGGGCCAGCGCCAGCAGCGACGGAATATCACGAATAGTCGGCTCAACGTGGGTTTTCATAAAGTTCTCGGCATCACCATCCGTCGGCAACCAGATAAGGGTGTTGCGCTGCTTATGCTCTATAAAGTAGGCATAAACACCCAGCAGCATTTTGGAATAACCGACACGGGCAGACTTCACCACATTCACCTCACGGATGTAGTCGCTGCCCATCGCATTCATGATGGCCCGCTGAAAGGGCAGTGTTTCCCAGCGCCCTTCCTGGTATGCGGATTCTTTCGGGAGATAGTAATTAGCATCCGCCCATTCAACGGCGGTCTGTGGCTCCGGCCTGAACAGTGAGCGAAGCCCGGCGCGGACAAAATGCCGCAGCCTGTTAACCTGACTGTTCGATATATTCACTCAGCAACCCCGGTATCAGTTCATCCAGCGCGGCTGCTTTGTTCATGGCTTTGATGATATCCCGTTTCAGGAAATCAACATGTCGGTTTTCCAGTTCCGGAAAACGCCGCTGCACCGACAGGGGGAGCCCGTCGAGAATACTGGCAATTTCACCTGCGATCCGCGACAACACGAAAGTACAGAATGCGGTTTCCACCACTTCAGCGGAGTCTCTGGCATTCTTCAGTTCCTGTGCGTCGGCCTGCGCACGCGTAAGTCGATGGCGTTCGTACTCAATAGTTCCTGGCTGGAGATCTGCCTCGCTGGCCTGCCGCAGTTCTTCAACCTCCCGGCGCAGCTTTTCGTTCTCAATTTCAGCATCCCTTTCGGCATACCATTTTATGACGGCGGCAGAGTCATAAAGCACCTCATTACCCTTGCCACCGCCTCGCAGAACGGGCATTCCCTGTTCCTGCCAGTTCTGAATGGTACGGATACTCGCACCGAAAATGTCAGCCAGCTGCTTTTTGTTGACTTCCATTGTTCATTCCACGGCCAAAAACAGAGAAAGGAAACGACAAAGGCCCAAAAGTTCGTTTTCAGCACCTGTCGTTTCCTTTCTTTTCAGGGGGTATTTTAAATAAAAACATTAAGTTACGACGAAGAAGAACGGAAACGCCTTAAACCGGAAAATTTTCATAAATAGCGAAAACCCGCGAGGTCGCCGCCCCGTAGCCTGCCGGATCGCCGGAAAGGACCCAATAAATGATAATAATTATCATTTATATAAATACCATCACACATCCCACGTACACCATAAAACCACGACAAATAATCAATTTTGTCCAAGTCATGCATTAATTGATCTGTGTCAACTTAACGTAAAGACATCTTAAGACAATACAAATCAGCAGCACTGAACACGGAAAAACACAATGTCATCAAAAAATAAAGCTTCCCAAACCAGATGATTAATCAAATCCATATTGCCCTTGAACGTAAGGGATCGGGTAATTTTTCGGCATGGGTTATTGAAGCCTGCAGGAGAAGGCTGGCAACAGATGCAAAGCACCTGCGCCCGGCCAGCATGAAAAATAACGAGAAATGAACGTTCGGTTACAGGAACCGGTAGCTACTGTCTTCTAACAATATTTCATCTTCATATCCGGCGAAACAAGACTTTACCCTGCAGGGATGTACTGAATAGCAACAGAGTGATAATTAACTTCTGATAAAATAATCAGGGTGCTGAAGGACTAAAGATAAATGTTTTCTTCACGCCTTTACGCGGCTTGTCCTTCTCAAATCGCCATTTTGCCATCGCCTTTACAACCTGCTCATCAAACAGATGGTGCGGCTCTGAACGGATAAACTCAATTCGGGTGACAGTACCATCAGCACCAATATCAAACTTCACATCAACCCGTCCCTTTATATAATTTGCCGCGGCATAGGCCGGATATTGTGGTAATGCCTTAACCAACTGTCGAGGCATATCTGTTTTATGTTGCGTACAGCCCATAACCAAAGAAGACAACAAAATAATTAACGGAAGATTTCTTTTCATTTTTATTCCCGGCATAGATAAGAATAAGTCTTATTCTAACAATGCAGCCCTGTCGGTCATCAATCCTCTGCTTAATGGCAATGACAATTATCCGACTTAAATCACAAATCAGACACATGACATAACAGAGTTTGCGAGGTAACACATCGTCCGGTTTCTTCCACCATCGCACCGGACCAGCGACCATGAGGGGACAACGCCGCGCTCCGTTTACGCGGTAAACCCCGGTGTGTATCGTTTTTGATTATCCCCGCACACTCTCGCAGAGGAGTCTCCCTGTCGGGCTGCGGTCTCTGTTAATGCAGGAATACGGCGACAATACCGCGCATGGATAATAAGGTCGCTCAACACACTGGCTGTAATTCAGCGGATACCATTCGGCATTTATCAGTATTCATCACACACTCAACGGTGAATTCTTCATGCGTGGCATTCACTTCATATGTTCGTGAATAACATTCAGTGCATTTACCTCTGAACACCTCTTCAATCACTCTTCCAGGAAGAACCCTTTTCGTTTCTCAGCGCCTGAGCGCTTTGTACTACCTTGCTGATACGGGCGTTTTTTTAAATTGCGCCCTTAAGACAGTGATCTACTTAACCAATGGATCTCTCCTGTTGGAAAAGACCCTATTCCTGCCCCAACACCCAATCCCCCCTTACCCCCCTTACCCTCTTCCCCATAAAAACGTACTACTTCCCTAGTACACATGAGGAGTTGGGTCAGTTGGTTGCCAACCTGAACAGGCACCTTTAAGCCTGCTTCTGTTCGGGTACCTTTAAACCCGAAACAGTGAGGAGCGCGATTGCGATCCAGCCAGGGGAGGTTCGGCTGTATACCCCTGTAAAGCTCTGCCCTGATTTCTTACAAACAGGCGGAGCCTTGTGTTTGCTTCGTGCCTTGCTCTGTTCTCCTTGCGGAATGAAACAGGCTCAGCGTCAAAAGTGATTTCGTATACCTCCGCATATTTCAGGGCAACCTTCCGTCTCAGTGACGGAGGCAGCCCCTGTAACTGCTGCTGAATCCACTCTTCGTCTGCCTGGCAGTACCTAGATGGCATCTCTGTCTGAACGTAATTCTGGGACATACAAGCCCTTCACCTCCCCCGTGCGCGCTAAGCTTGGATGTGGAAAAAGCTCTGATAGGTCTGGCCGAAATTCATACGCTTGGATCTTTCCGTCGACAGCTGCAACCAATAACGGCACAAATTCTGGTGAAATCTTGTTCTTGCAGTTCAACCAATCGCAGACTGTTGACTGGGCCTTTCCGCATCGCTTGGCTAAGGCTTGCTGACTTCCAAGAATCTCAATAGCTTTCTCTATGGCTTTATGTTTCATAATCGCATCTCCTATTGAACGCATAATAACAACAGGAAAAGCGATATTCAACGTTAAACATAGAATATTTATCGGAAAGCCGATAAACTAGCCAAGATAGAGAGGGGAGGAAAATCGCAATGACATTTTCAGAACGACTTGATTTAGCTATGCGCAACGCAAAATTTACGCAAGGTAGGCTGGCCAAAGAAGTGGGTATGGCTCAGTCCAGTGTTAATCAACTACTTAACAAAGCCAACGGTTCCAGAAAAACAGTCGAAATAGCAAAAGTTTTGGGCGTTAACCCGGAATGGCTCGCATCGGGTGTTGGCCCAATGGAAATCGTGACCTCTGCAGACTCACACCAAATACGTAACATTTCTGAAGATTGGGTTACTGATTCGTATGTCGTGGATGTTTTAGACATCAGATATAGTTGCGGACCTGGTAGTTATAACTCTGATTTTCCTGATATTGTCAGATCTATAGCGATAGAACCAGGATACGCATCAAGAGTTTTTGGCGGCAGACCAGCATCAGCAATCAAAGCAATAAACGCCCACGGCGACAGTATGAAAGGCACAATAGACCCTGAAGACTTGGTATTTGTAGATGTATCAGTTCGCACATTTAATGGTGATGGTATATACGCCTTTACATACTCTGGAACATCGCACATCAAAAGACTTCAAAAAATCAAAGATACTCTAACGGTGATATCTGACAACCCAGCTTACAAGGATTGGGCTATCGAACCGGAAGACTTCGAACAACTTCACATTGACGGAAAAGTAATTGTCAGTTGGCCTATGACACTACACCGTTTTGCATAAGCAAAAATCATTTAACCCGCCCACTCTTAAGTGGGCTTTTTTTTGGGAAAAAATCGATAAACCGATTGACAGGTGAAATCGGTAAACCTATTATCTTGACATAGGTATCGAACTCACCAAAGCAATTATAGAGGATGAGAAAAATGTCATCGTATATGGGATTACCAACAAATCAGCACGATGCTCTTGAGAATATTCAGCTCTTAGTAGGGACTGGTGCACTACTGTATAGCAGCAATAACCCTGAGTTAATTGAACTTGCCAGCTCCATCCTGGCTGTAACTCAAAAATATAGCCTCACCGCGTCACGTTTATGCAAACAAAATTTAGCTATTAATTCCCAGAATCGGATTCGCACCCAACGCGAAACCTGCGGCTTAACAACCGCCGAACTCGCTAGGCTGCTCGATCTCGATGAAGAAATTATCATCCAGTGGGAGAGCGGAGAGTACGAACCAACCATCAGCATGCTTATCCCTCTGGCTAATGTTCTTGGCTGTGATCCAATGTTGTTATTGACTGATGCTTATAAACAAAATCAGGAGGAAGCATAAGATGAAAATGTTCAAAGGCCTTACCAACGAACCGGAGACAACTTTTCATCACATTGCCGTACTGCTTGAAGCGGGGTTAATCATTTCGGCTTCCGGTGATGAAGAATGTGATGAACTTTCGGATGATATCTTTTTACTGGCACAACAATACGCCAGAAGCGCATGCGATGCATTTAAGGAGCAAAGAACATGAAAACTCCATTAAATATTCTTGAGGAAGTGGCAGCACAAATAAAAGAGAATACATCAATGCTTGAATTTATATTTAAGAATTCGCCCGACTCAGGAGAGACAGACGATTATTTATGTTGCCTCATTCGCTCCATGAATAAAACCTGTGAAATGGCTTACGCGTATATCGACACACTGCGCAACGAATAAAGAAAACTCAATAAACAATCACCCATAAAAACATAACGGTCTCTGGTCGGGAATTTCCACAACCTGAAAATGGTGGTGATGCATGAAAAACAGAAGTGCTTATAAAACCGCATTATTAATGGCTAATGCAGGATACTGGTCAGTTGCAATACTGTTTCTCAGGAAAGCATACGGGAAATAACAAATGACACATGAACCCATTAATACATATCGTCGCCGTATAGCTGTTGCGGCACTCCATCGAATAAAACGTAAAACAGGTGGTAATCTGCTTATTGTTGACCTTCCTGATGGGAACATTACGACCATAGAAATAACTGAACAGTTTATAAACCAGTTGCTGTTACGCTTCGAAGGTATTACCCGTGGTGAATTGGGCCGGGTGGAGGGTGAAACCGAAATCCACACTGCATACCAGAATGCTATCGGGATTAATCAACATACTGAATACCTGACTGAAACCGGAAAGTTAATTATAGACAACCTTTTTCAAGAGATTATTGATTACGCGAAAGAAAAATATATCAGCGGAGGAATTAACTGATGGCTAATTTATCCCCTGTATCTGTTGTGCACGAAAAAGTGCAGATCGTTATGACAATTGAAAATGGCCAAGTCACAGGTGTCTGCAAAGTCCGCGATGGCGAGCTGATTGCCAGCATGGATACATTCATACGGCTGGCAGAAAGAGCGGGGTATCAGATAACAGCACCTGCTCAGGAGGAAACCGGTGGCATTAACAGCAACACGCATTCCTGAGCGGATCCACCGGCAGGCATTGCAGGTCCTGTTGTTGTACCGATGCCGACGGATATTTCCGCATCGGATACAGCGCACCGGATATCTCAGTCTGAAGGTTAACCGTCGCTGGCGGCTGTTATCGAAAGACGACGGCCGGAACTGGGAAGTAATGAGTCATGAACGTTATTCGGGAGAAATAAAGAAATGATCGACAACCGCACCGCCAGCACCATTGACCAGGCATTACAGAAACATGATACACCCGTCGGCCCGTTATTTTTTGTAACACGCCACGGAAGAACAAAAAAATGCCTCACCCGAAAAACGGCAATTCGTTACCTGGCATTCTTTATGACCACCCGCGCTTTTGAACGTTCAGGATTCCGACAACGCTATCCTGACAAGCGTTTTATCTTCAACAGGAATGAGATATGGAAACGTGGAGAATCAACCACAGAGTATACCCGCGCACACCAGCGAACAATCAGACGACTGCGCAGACTCATCGCCAGGAAACAGTATACAGAAAAATGGTTCAGAAAATATGACACATGGAGCGCCGGATATTACGAACTGATGGCAACAAAACCATTCTGACGTAAACGAAATTAACCATGACGCAATTAAATAAGGCAAGCCGAATACATCAGGAGGACCATGAACATTTATTTCAGAATAGTTATATCACTGGCAATTATCACATGTATTTACGGATTAATCGTTCCGGCCCTCATATCAATGAAGGATACGGTAGCAGTGATTTCTGGCTTTGCTCTGGCGTGTCTGACCCCGCCCTGCATTTATGCCATTTATAAGGGTCTTTCTTTTTCTAAGGATAAAAGATGAAAAAATTACTTTTTGCTTTAGCCCTTGTTCTGCCGACCATTGGCCTTGTCGGTTGCGATCGCGTTGAGCCTGGTAATGTGGGCATCAAAGTAAACAAACTGGGCGACGATAAAGGCGTCGGTGAAGTGGTCGGTGTTGGGCGCTACTGGACGGGATGGAACACTGAGGTTTACATCTTCCCGACCTTTAAGCAGATGAAGACCTACGATGATCCATTCAGTTTCCAGATGAGTGACGGTACAACCATCGGCTATCACATCGGCGTGGCCTACAAAGTTGATCCATCCAAAGTTACCACAGTCTTTCAGACCTACCGCAAAGGCGTGGACGACATTACCGACACCGACCTGCGCCAGAAGATAGCCGACGCACTCAACCGACTGGCCAGCAAAATGACCACCGACAAATTTATCGACGGCGGCAAGTCTGAGCTGCTGGATGCAGCTCTTAAAGACATTCAGGAAGAAATGACGCCCATCGGTATTCAGGTAATGAGCCTCTCATATGTGGGTAAGCCGGAGTACCCACCTACTGTTATCGACAGCATTAATGCCAAAGTCACGGCGAACCAGAAAACCCTGCAACGCGAGCAGGAAGTAAAACAGCGCGAAGCGGAAGCCAACATGTTGCGCGCGGAAGCTGCCGGACAGGCAGATGCGATTCGCACAAAAGCCCAGGCCGAAGCCGATGCTATTCGTTTACGCGGTGAAGCTCTGCGCCAGAACCCCGGTGTTATGGAGCTGGAAGCCATCAACAAGTGGAACGGTACACTGCCGCAATACATGACCAGCGGTGCCAACACACCATTTATTCAGGTTAAGTAATACATATGCCCGGTATTACACGCCGGGCTGTCTGGAGATAAAAATGAATATTGTAACCATCAACAACAAACAGTTTCCGGTAATCGAATATCGCGGTCAGCGTGTTGTGACATTTGCAATAATTGATGACGTCCACCAGCGCCCGGAAGGTACCGCCCGTGCTGCGTTTAACCGCAACCGTTCTCACTTTATCGAAGGGGTGGATTTTCTTGAAATGACTGCGGACGTAATACGTACGGAGTCACTTTCTGATGCCTTTGCCGCGCGAACTGCCAAAGGGATCATTCTTTTCGAGTCTGGTTACCTGATGTTGACGAAGCCTTTTAACGATGCTCTTGCATGGCAGGTTCAGCGCGAACTGGTTAACAGCTATTTCCGAACTCACGCGCCGCTGACGGAAATGGAGATGATCGCTGCAATGGCCGCCGATGCCGTTCGCCAGCAGAAGCGCCTGAGTCATGTTGAAGAGAAGATCGAAACGGTCACCAAAGCTGTGGAGAACATCAAACGCGGCACAATGCGCACCGGATATGTCGGTTACCGCCAGGTGGTAGCCAAAAGCGGAATGAGTGACGCCAAGTGTCGGAATCTGGTCAACGCCTACCACATCCCTACCGACACGCACGAATTTATGACTCCGGACGGTCTGTTGTCTCGCAGGGCTGTCGTCGAGCTTGAGACATTTATGGCGGCGTTCCACCAAATGATGTCAGAGGCTGAACCACGCGGCACACGCTGGTATCACCCGAAGATGGGGCTTTTTCAGGTAATCGGATGGGAGGATAAAGCATGATCATCCAGTCAAAACTTATTCGCGCCGCTCTGGTGTGCGCTGCTAAAAACGACGTTCGTTATTACCTGAACGGTCTTCACATCACGCCAAAACATATTGAGGCAACCAATGGTTTCGTAGCACTGCGCATGACTCACGGCATCCGGACGAAGAAAAACATCATTGTCCAGTTCGAAGGTGGCGTCCCGGCCAAAGCCGAAACGACAGAGCTGATTTTTAGTAAAGAGCCGATCCTGTTCATCGCGACCAGTTTCAGCGCCGGCTGTCCATTACCGGCATTAAATTGGTGGACGGTTGTTTTCCGGATTTGGAACGCATCATTCCGAAAAAATTTGACCTCTGTACACACCCGGTGATCCAGGCGGGTTACCTGAGTTATCCAGAGAAGATGTTTGGTCGTGAGCGTAAATTTATTCCCGTCCAGTTACGTTCCTCCGGTGACGGGCAAGCGGTCAGAATTCAGTTTGATTCCATCATCAACTCAATGTATGGCAATCCTGAATTTGTTGTGATGCCTTGTCGTGATCATGGCGATTTCAATGTGGCTCAGGAGCATCCGGAATGAAAATCGAATACCAGGACGCCGCAGGAGGTGAATCAATGAGCTGGCCTGATGCAATCGTAACTCTGGGGGTGGTATTCGCAGTAGCGTTTGTTGTGTTCTCAATTTGTCGATGGGGATAACCACATGTTCGCTTTGATTCAACGCGGTCAGATATACACGGACAGAGCCGGATACCCCGTGGTGATTACTCGCATCACTGAGCACTCAGTGTTCTTTCGACGGATGGACGGACGATCCGGGCGGGTACGCATTGGTGAGTTAAACTGCCTGTTCGAACATATTGACCACCAGGAGTACCGCAAAATTCTCGCGGACACTGAGCAGGAAAAGCACCTGAAAAAATTACGAGCCATAAAAAGGAAGTAAAGAATGAATAAAGCATTTGAACGATGGGTCCACCAGCGTTACGGCAATCGCTATGACCTGACGCGAGATGTTGACGGCTTCTACTGTCGTGAAGTTGTGAAGCGAATGTTTGAAGTGTGGTGCCACTGCCGTGGATGAAAATTTTATGAGGTTGGCATGCAGACAATCATCTATCAGATAACCCCCAGCAAATGGTGTACGGAGAGAGTCCTCATTGCATCAACAGGGCTAAAGCCTGGCACCATTGAGCGGGCAAGAAGAAAGTCATGGATGCAGGGAAAAGAATACCGCCATTACGCTGTAGAAGGTGATCCGGGGCACTACAGTGAATGCCTGTACAACATCGAAGAAATTATGCGATGGATCGAAAACCAGAAACAACCAGGTGCCAAAAATGCAAGTTCCGGTTAACCTGTTAATGCTCCTGGACGTCTGGGAGGTTTAATGAGTAACGCATCATACCCGACAGGCGTTGAAAACCATGGAGGATCACTCCGTATATGGTTTCACTATAATGGCAAACGTGTCAGAGAAAACCTCGGTGTTCCTGACACAGCCAAAAACCGGAAGATCGCTGGTGAACTTCGCACTTCCGTTTGTTTTGCAATCAGAATGGGGAGTTTCGACTACGCCGCGCAGTTCCCTAATTCCCCTAACCTGAAACACTTTGGTCTGGGAAAAAGAGAGATAACCGTTAAGGCACTTTCGGAAAAATGGTTGGACCTTAAGAAAATTGAGATTTGTGCGAATGCACTTAATCGTTACCAGTCAGTAATTAAAAACATGTTGCCTATGTTGGGTGAGAAAAAACTGGTTTCATCCATAACAAAAGAGGATTTACTTTTCGCAAGGAGAGATTTGTTGACCGGTTACCAAAAGCTTTCTAATGGAAAGATTTCTTCCATAAAAGGGCGCTCAGTGGTCACAGTAAACTACTATATGACAACCATAGCTGGAATGTTTCAATTTGCAACAGATAATGGTTATACCTCAGGAAACCCATTTAACGGTCTGGCACCCTTAAAAAAGTCCAAGGTAAAACCAGATCCTCTCACCCGTGACGAATTTATTCGTTTTATTGAAGCTTGCCGTCATCAACAAACAAAAAACCTGTGGATTCTCGCTGTATACACGGGTATTCGTCACGGGGAGCTGGTATCGCTGGCATGGGAAGATATAGATCTTAAAGCAAGGACTATAACCATCCGTAGGAATTATACAAAACTTGGCGAATTCACTCCACCAAAAACCGATGCTGGCACCGGAAGGACAATTCATCTGGTTCAACCAGCTATTGATGCTCTTAAAAGTCAGGCGGAAATGACCATGCTTGGAAAGCAACATTCTGTAGAGGTAAAGCAGAGGGAATATGGGAGAAGTACTGTGCATAAATGCACTTTTGTTTTTAGTCCTCAGGTAATAAAACAGCGGCAGTTTTCCGGACCGCACTATAAGGTTGACTCCATCAGGGAGTCATGGACAAGTATCTTAAAACGCGCAGGTCTGAGACACAGAAAATCGTACCAATCCAGGCATACTTATGCATGCTGGTCACTTGCCGCTGGAGCTAATCCTAGTTTTATCGCAAGCCAGATGGGCCACACAAACGCACAAATGGTATTCAATGTTTACGGAGCATGGATGAAAGACAACAATCACGAACAGATAGAACTCCTTAACAAAAGACTATCTGAAAGTGTCCCATGTATGCCCCATAAGAAAGCTGGGTAA